ATCATGTACTTGAAAGGAAACATGATATGATTGTCCGAGAGACACCATTTGTTCTGCCACGATTATTCGTGCCAGTGCTTGAACTATATTCTCTACAACCTTTCCTCCGTAGATGTAAGTCCAATTATTTTGGGGAATCTCTTCCCCTTTAACTCGTGCAGACATAACCTTTCTGTATGTCCTTGAGTCAGATATGTATCTAAAGTTATTCTCAGTATGATTAAGTACTGGATATTGTATACGTAATTTGTTTGGTAGTAATATACCTTGCTTGTCATACGATACATAGCTAGAGATTGCACCATCTCGCCCTGCTATCATACCACTCAATGCAGATTGACAACGTTGCCATAAGTCTTTGATACGGTGGTTCTTATCTCTATATAACATGACAATCCTTTGAGCTTCGTAGTGATCAATGTCAACAGACATACCACCCATACCTAAAGATAAAGTGTTACGAAACTTCTCTGCACCCATACCATAACCTAGTCCCAGTATGCAGGTCTTACCAACAAAGCGTTCTAGTTTATCTTCCTTGGTTATCTTCCGACCATATACCTCAGATGCAAACTCACTGTATACATCACGACCTTGCCTAAAGGCTTCAACTAAATCATCTTGCTCTGCTAAGTGTGCCAGTACTCTTGCCTCTATCTGTGACGAATCACAAGCGATTAACTTATGCCCCACGGGAGCAGTCAGAGCAGAACGTATAGCACCATTCCTTGGTAAGTTCTGTAAGTTCAGCTTATCACCACCACTAAACCTACCAGTGTGTGCCCCATAGTAGTTAAGCATAATAGGTAGCTTACCTCTGTGTGATACACCTATCAAGTTCTCTGTCCTAGTCTCCTCAATCGTAGACTTGATACCCAACCTTGCATTACATAAGGCTTGTACTTTAGGTGTACCCTTCTCCAGTAAATCTAAGAAACCTTGATCAGTCTTAGCAAATGCCCATGTCTGTTTGCCAGTGGTAGGACTTATCTTGGTAGGTGGTTCAACCC